TGAGCAGTTGAACCAGGACCTGCTTGACCCGCTGATTGACATTACCTTCATCATGATGCTGCGGCAGGGGTTGATCCCTGAGCCGCCAGAAGAACTACAGAGCAGTCCGCTTAAAGTTGAGTACATCAGTGTTATGCATCAGGCGCAGAAGCTCGCTGGGTTGGCCGGGTTGGAAAGGTTCACAGGCTACGTGGCTACGATCGCAGGATTTAAGCCCGACGTAATTGATAAGTTCGACGCTGACCAGGCCGTAGATGAATATGCGAACATTACCGGAGTACCACCACGCACTGTGGTTTCAGACGATGCTGTAAAGGCAATCAGACAGCAGCGCGCACAGCAGCAAATGGCCCAACAGGCAGCCGAGGGTATGGCTGCCGGGGGCCGCGCTGCTAAAGATCTCAGCCAGGCCGATCTGGGTGGGGATAGTGCACTCAGCGCTCTGCTCTCAGCTACACAGGCGGGGGCCGTACAATGAACGTTGCTGATGCTAAGCAGGTTAAAGCGGCACGCAAGCAGGAAAAGCATCAGCGGACGCAGGAGAAGATGGATGTACAGGCGCTGCTGGCGCTGCCCGCCGGACGGCGGTTCTTGTGGCGATTGCTCAGCCGGTGTCGTGTGATGGAGTCAATATGGGAGGCCTCAGCGCGAATACATTATAATGCTGGGCAACAGGACGTGGGGCACTTTCTCATGGCTGAGATCACAGAGGCCGATGCTGGGGCCTTTATACAGATGATGCAAGAAAACCAACAGAAAGAAGAACCCAAGGAGGAGGAAGACGATGCCTAACGACCCGAATGCGACGGCTGCACAGGCTGACCCCAACGCAGACCCGCAGAACACCGCAACCCCTGGTGCTGGTGGTGGCGAACCCACCGCGCCGGAGAAGTACGAACTCAAACTCGCAGAGAATTCTGGGGTAGACGCCTCTCTGGTAGACAAGATCTCCAACTACGCGAAGGAGAAAGGTCTGACCAATGAAGCAGCACAGGAGTTGCTCAACCGTGAAGTGACATTGCTCACGGAAGATAGACAGACCCAGAAGGACACCAGCATGGAGGAAGTCAAGGCCGTGCGTGAGAGCTGGGTAAAGGCAAGGAAGGAAGACCCCGAAATCGGTGGCGACAAGGCGCAGGAGTCTGCGACGTACGCACAGCGCATCATAGAGAAGTATGGCACCCCGGAGCTCAAGCGGATTTTTGAGGACTCTGGGTTCGGAGATCACCCCGAAGTTGTGCGCATCTTCGCGCGCTTGGGCAAGGCCGCTGCCGAGGATAAGATGGTCTTCCATAAAGGTATGGGCGGTGAGGACGAAAAGCCGATGCAGGATGTGTTCTACGGCGAGACCTCTCCTTCCAGATAACACTATACAGAATAACGGAGGATTTAAACAATGGCAACTTTAAGCACCAATGTACTAACACTGGCGGATTGGGCCAAGCGCCTGGATCCCAATGGTAAGGTGCCGAGCATAGTAGAACTGCTCAGTATGACAAACCCGATACTTGATGACATGCTCTTCGCCGAGGGCAACCTGCCCACTGGCCACAGGACTACCGTACGCACAGGGTTGCCCACGGCAGCCTGGCGCTTGCTCAACCAGGGCGTACAGCCCAGCAAGAGCACCACGGCTCAGATCGACGAGGCGTGCGGCATGCTGGAGGCGTGGTCTGAGGTCGACAAGGATCTGGCCGAGCTCAACGGCAACACTGGTGCGTTTCGTCTCTCCGAAGCGCAGGCATTCATAGAGGCTATGAACCAGGAGATGGCGCAGACTCTTTTCTACGGCAACTCAGGCACCTCGCCAGAAGAGTTCACGGGCCTCGCGCCCAGGTACTCTTCGCTCAGCGCAGCCAACGCCCAGAACATCGTAGTCGGGGGCGGCTCAGGTTCTGACAATAGTTCGATCTGGCTCGTCGTCTGGGGCGCCAATACCTGCTTCGGTATATTCCCCAAAGGAAGTAAGGCTGGGCTCATACACGACGACATGGGGCTGGTCACGGTAGAGACCACCGCTGGCATTGCTGGTACTCGGCTCAGAGCGTACCAGGACAGGTGGCAGTGGAAGAACGGCATAGCGCTCAAGGACTGGAGGTATGTCGTTAGGGTACCGAACATCGATATCTCTGCGCTTGTAGCCAAGTCCTCAGCAGCCGACCTCATCGAACTGATGATCAAGGCCATACACCGTCTGCCGAACATGAACATGGGCCGCCCTGTATTCTACATGAACAGGACTGTGTTCCAGATGCTCGACATACAGCGCAGGGACGACGTCGTCAGCGGCGGTGGGCTGGTCTACAAGGACGTGGACGGCAAGAGTATTGCTACGTTCCGTGGCATACCGATCCGCGTGTGCGATGCGCTGCTCGAGGCTGAGGCCACAGTAGCTTAACTTTAAACTCTCATAGGAGGACACCATAATGATACTCGATGCGCAGTTATTGTTCAGTGATGCACAGGCGCTTACTGCTACGGCGGTAAGCACCAATGTCATAGACTTGGGGGCGGACAGGAGCCTTGGTATCGGGGAGCCGATGGCCGTAGTGGTTTGTATAGATGTCGCGCTGGACGGTACGACCACTGATGAAACATACTCCGTCACGGTACAGTCTGGCTCCACAGCTACACCGACTACGGTTATTGCCACAAGGGCAATAACGTATACAGAGGGCGTAGCTGGTGCGAAGTTCGTTCTTCCGCTACCTGCGGATACGGGCGCTGACAGATACCTCAGGGTCAACTACACCCTCGGGGGCACCACACCTACGGGCACGGTTACGACCTTTCTGCAGCCTATGTCCATGATTCAGAACAATGTGCTTTACGCAGATGCAATAACAATCAGTTAACCCCAACGGGGCGGGCTTAACGGCCCGCCCCACTTTTATAGGAGGATGAATAATGCAGGTAAGAGCTAAAGGTGATGCGGGTGTTGTAGCGGGGTACTACGGACACCTCCGCCGTAAGGGTGGTAGTGTGTTTGAGCTGGCCGACCCCAAAGAGTTTTCAGCCAAGTGGATGGAACGCACAGACGAGGACCACAACTATGAGACGGCGCAGCGGGACGACACGCGTAAGCCCGTAGCCATGAGCGACGTCGCTAAGTACAACGACGACCCCGAAGCGGCCCGCCGGGCCAAGGAGTCTCTGCTGGGGCCAGATGCCGTAACTGGTAAAAGAAAAAACTAAGGGGGCCACACTATGTATGACACTGACTATGAAGCAGTAGCTGCCAGTCAGACAGACCAGATAATGGGCCCGGTGGGCGCGGTGGGCAACGTGCTCAAGCGACTTGTTGTGTCTGTAGCTACGGCGGCCACGAGCACTGTAAGTATTAAGGACGGCGACGGCGCGGCGATAGTCATCACTGCGGCTAATACCCCAATCGGCGTGTACGCGGTGGACATTAACGCTCGGTGCGTTAACACCACCACCCCAGGATGGAAGGTTACTACTGGGGCCGGAGCCACTGTGCTCGCAGTAGGCAGGTTTACTTAATGGCCTCCACGACTGAAATAGCCAACCTCGTACTTAACCACTGCGCTGTGGGTAAGACCATAAGCAATCTGGAAACCGAGCAGAGCGAAGCCGCGCGCGCAATACGCCGTGTTTATGACATTGCGCTTGACGTTACACTGCGGGACTTTGCCTGGCCGTTTGCTACGAAGATCGCCGCGCTGGCCCTGGTTGCAGAGGAACCCAATACTGAGTGGGGTTACTCATACCGTTATCCTTCGGACTGCTTAGAGATGCGGCGCATTTTATCGGGCGTTCGCAATGACACGCGCCAGTCTCGTGCGCCATACAAGATAGCGCAGGACTCCGCTGGATTGCTCATCTTCACAGATGAAGAGGACGCTCAGGCTGAGTACACTGTGCGCATGACAGACCCGCAGCGCTACCCGGCGGATTTCACACTTGCGTTGTCGTTTTACATTGCTGCGATCGCCGCGCCTACGCTCACCGCTGGAGATCAGTTTAAGCTGGGCGACCGTGCGGGGAAGATGTATGCATTTGAGATTGCCCGCGCGACTACTCGCGGGTTTAATGAGGAGCAGCCAGAAGAATTGCCAGAGGCTGAAGCTATACGGGCCAGGGAGTAGAGGGGTAAATATGAAATCAATGAAGTTAACTAAGCAAGAAACAAAGTTGCAGAACGAGCCTACAGAGATACAGAAAGAAGAGTACCCCTATGGACTCAGACTTAACCTCGACAATGATAGTCTGAAAAAGCTCGGTATAACAACTCTGCCGGAAGTAGGCAGCTACATGATTCTTATGGCTAAGATTGAAGTTTTAAGCATCTCTGAAAACCAGCACGAGGGTGATGAAGAACTTCGCAGAGACATAAGCATCCAGATTACTGATATGGAACTTGCTCCTGAAAAACCCAAGCCTTCTATGTCTGAAACGCTTTACGGGAAATAAATGGCAAACACCAGACAACTGAGTTTCAGCGGCGGCGAGGTTAGCCCCTCCCTCTGGGCGCGTGCCGACCAGGTGAAGTATGCCACAGGGTTGCGTACGTGCCTGAACTTTCTGGTCATGCGGCACGGTGGTGTGGCTAATCGTCCGGGTACGAGCTTTGTAGCGGAAATAGAGAACTCGGCTGAGACGGCACGGCTCATTCCGTTCGTGTACAACGTGACGCAGACTTACGTGCTGGAGTTTGGTGACCAGTATATGCGAGTGCACAAGGCGGGGGCGCAGGTAAGAGAGGCGGCGCAGGGTATTACCGGAGCCACTGCGGCGAACCCTTGCGTCGTAACTATCACGGGGCACGGCTACAGTAATGGTAACGAAGTCTACATAAAAAATGTTATAGGCATGACGCAGCTGAACAACCGCAACTTTAAGATCGCAGGAGTTACGGCCAACACTGTTCAATTACAAGAGATGGACGGAACGAACTTGAACGCTACAGGATACACGGCCTACGTCTCCGGGGGATCAGCACTCAAGGTCTACCAGATCGCAACGCCATACCTGGAGGCCGACCTACCTACGCTGCAGCACACGCAGTCCGGGGGCGTTATTACCCTCACCCACTCCAGCTATGCCTCGCGAGAGCTCACCCGCACAGGGGACACTGCCTGGGCGCTGGCTACTATCACCTTCGGCGCGACGATCGCAGCGCCTACTAACCTGTTGTCCAGCGCTCCTGGTGTGGGCTTCAATTATGTGGTTACGGCTGTGGACTTGGAGACTGGGGAGGAGAGTCTACCCTCGACCCTTGAGGAAGCCACCACTAAGACCAGCACGTTGACGTGGACGGCTGTGTCTGGCGCAGGG